GCCCTGATTGGTGAGCGGCAGATATGGGTTCTGCCAAGTCGGGTTGTACGGCTGGTATGGCATCATCGTTCCTCTCTCCTGGCACGCTCTGCAATTATGTACTCATGCCTCTCCACATGCAGGCAGTTTGGGCATATGTAGTCAATGCTCGCAAACTCGTACAGATGCCACTCTGAATCTGGAACCATCCGCATCTCATGGCCGCACTTTGGGCACGTAAGATTGAACTCGGAAGTATCCACTACTGCACCGCCACGATGCCGCACTTTCTCCATACGTCAATTTTAGCACCGTGCCTTTGCACGTCAAGCGTTGCTAGTTTGCCGTGACGGTCCAGCTCTCGTCCACGCCGAGGATGCCCGATGCCGTGGATTTGTACCCCTTGGCGTAGAGCGTGATGGCCTGCGTCTGGAGGTTGCCGACGAAGGTGATGGGTGCGAGCCATCCTAACGCAAAAGGCGCCCCCGCGCCGAAGCGCGAGGGTCCGATTCGTCGTTCACCGGGCGACGTAACGTTTATGGTCCGCAGAAATGCCACGCCCGACACTTTTACCTTCTCGCCCGGCTAAACCGATGCTACCACGATGCGGCACACGCGGGTGCTGTGGTACCGCTCGACCTGCGCCACGCCTCCTGCGCCGACGTACCGCTCGATGAAGAGGCCCATGTCGCGCTCGTCGCGGAAACGCTCGATGCGCACCTGCTCCGTGCGACCGCTGCGCAGCCTGCGGCAGACGATCAGCGTCCACGGCTCCACCGTCATGCGACCACCGCCCATACGACAGCCGCGATGACCGCGCACACGGCGATGACGAACATCAGCAGGGACAGCCGTATCGCGTCCATGCGCTACCTCCATATCTGCGGTGCCTTGTCGAGCGACTGACACAACGCCTTCACCGACTCGCTGCCGAAGTAGCCGTCAATCGGTCCGCAGTCGTACCCGTGCTCCTTGAGGTACCGCTGGATGCCCTTGGACGTATCCGCGCCCCACAGCCCGTCCACGTCCACGGCAACGACGGCTTGGATGTGGCGCACAAGCTCGGAGCCGCCGCCGCCGTAGTCGCAGCAGGTGACGCCAGCGCGGTACCTATCGCCGGACTTGAGCTGCCCGCTTATGGTCCCGTCAACCTCGGTGCCAGCCGCACGCTGCCAGCGCTTGCAGGTGACGGAGCCGAGCCACCAGCGCTCCTGCGCGTTCGGGTCCGTGACCTTGCTCGGCTGCGAGTGCGTGTGGCGAAGGTAACAGGTCCACGGATAATTGTAGTAGTGCGACCAGTTGGTCTCGCGACCAGTCTGGTCACCCGCTTTGCCGCCGTGCACGCGATGCCCCGCCTCGCCGCACGAGGCCTGCACGAGCATCCCGCCGCCCACGCAGAGCGCGGTGTGGTGCGTGTCGTTGAGCAGCACGTCGCCCTTGCGGGGTTTGCCGTCCACGGGCACCACGGACCACCCGTGCTTTTTAAGCTCCGAGCGCATGTTGCCCGTGTATGTAGCGCCGCCAGTCTTGTAGCCGTGGCGGTTGAGCAGGGCGATGACGAAGCTAGAGCAGTCGACCTCGGTGCCCGTCTTCCATCCGCTCTGCCGCCAGCTGTCGCGCTGCCATTGGTCATAGCCGAGGTTGCCCTCGGTGGCCCACCAGATGGCATCTTCACAGAGTGCGTCGATTCCTGCGTCGGTGTTCTTGCGTCCTGCCATGCTACATCTCCGAATCGTCGGGCTGCGCGTCAAGCTCGGGCAGGCCAGCGATGCTCGTCAGCAGCGAGAGCACCGCCGCCACGCCAGCGACCGACGCGATTCGCGCCCAGTCGAGGTCCGTGAACCCGACGGCGCCCGTGCCGATGAGCGCCACGGCGGTCTGCGCCGCCGTCTTGATTGCGCGGATGCCTGCCGCTCGCCACCATGCTTTGTTCATTCCGTGCCTCCTATCCCGTTGCCAATAGCCTCGTCCAGCTCCTTGAGCGGGAGCGCGTCGAGCCTGTGCATGTAACTCGACATGTACCCGTTGAGCCCCAGCTCCGAGTACGCCCCGTACGCGTCGCTCCAGCTCTTGTGCTCCTCGACCGTGAGCCACCCACGGTGCAAGTATTTCTCGGCGCGGTGGGCCAGGTCCGAGCGTATGTTGCACTGCAAGGCCGTCGTGAGCAGGTCGAGCTTGGCGTCCTGCGCGTCCATGCGCCGCGCCATCTCGTCGCGCTCCTCGCGCCTGTGCCCTACGGACGTGATGCCCACCGTGGCGGCGACTGCGCACGCGAGCAGCAGCGCCCACGCGACGAGCTGCGTGTCCTGCCTCGGGTTGCCCGCCCACGTCACGGCGTACGCGCCCGCGCCCGTGGCGGACCAGACGAGGATTTTGAGCGCCGAGTCGCGCCACGCTGCCCTGTCGTCCATGATGCTCTCCTAAAAAATCGGGTACGAAAGGCTCCCCTGGTTCGTGCCGTTTGTCTGCGCCGAGTTGACCTGGAAGTAGACGCCTCCGTGTATGTCCACCCAGCCCACCGCCATGCGGTTGCCCTCGGTCCAGGCCGCCGCTGTGGCGGTGCCCATGCTCGGTCGGTAGCCCGCGGGGAGGATACCCGCCTTCCACTGGCTCGTCGAGGCCTGCGGTATCTTCCACTTGACGTACACGACGTTGTTCCTGCACGCCCATCGGACGTAATTCCCGCTCGTGTCCTTCCACAGGTCGGTCCACGCCACGTCCGCGACGGTCGCGATGCCGAGCGCTCGCCTGGATGCTGCCGGGTCGGCGAAGGACACCGGTGACCCAATCGCGACCCCTGGGGACTCCGGGGCCGCGACGCCGATTCCGACGGACGCCCCGTAGCTGCCGACGTCGATGGGCGCCGTCGCGACCGGGATGACGGCCGTCGCGGTGGATGACAGGCCGTGGCTGTCGGTGACCTCGCACTGGACCTCGTAGGCGCTGCCGGTGTCGGCCGCGACGAGCTTGGAGCACGTCCCTGACGCGCCTGACGCCGATGCGGACTCCTCGGCCCAGTCCGTCGCGCCGGCCTTCCGGTGTCTGAGCCTGAGCGATGCGACCGCGTTCCCCGCGTCGACGCTCCGGTCCACGGACCACGAGAAGGACGCGATGCCGTGGTCTCCGAACGGGTCCGCTGACCCATCCGCGCCGGTGCGGCGCGCGTCCGTGACGCGAACGGTCGGGGGGAGGAAGGTCCTCTCCCACACGGCGTAGAATGTCAGGTCTGAGTCATCGGTGCATTCGCCACCTGCGGAGTACGTCGCAGACGCCGCAGACTTGTCGGTGCTCCACCCGGCGAACTTCCAGCCGACGCCGCGCGTCGGCGCTTGCGTCGGCATGTACCCGCGCTCGCCGACCCACTTGGTGACCGAGCCTGGGGCACCAGAGCCACCGTTTGCGTCGAAGCTCCATGTGTGATGCGCGCGTGCGCCAATCTGGATTGAGCCGGAGGCTGTCGATGTGCCGTTCTTGTACCCGGACGCGTTGACGGTCTTGGCGCTCGCGTCGATGGTCCGCGCGTCGTGGTGCTTCTCGAAGGTGTCGGTATAGTCGGCCAGCGTGCTCCACCCGCTCTTGCCGGTGGCGGAGTGGAGGCCACCCGAGCCGGAGTGCGCGCCTCCGTCGTTGGTCCACCTGAGCGTGGTCGTGATGCCAGACGCGATGTCGAAGCCCCACGACTCGGCCTGAGGCCCCCCACGGAAACGGAGGGTCGCGTACGTGTCCCCCTCGTCCACCACCTCGACCGTGAGCCACGAGTGCCAGTGGTCGGCGCTCGGCCCGTAGAAGTCAGCCATATCATCTACCCCCTGTAGACTAGGGTCAGGTTCTTGCCGCCGTTCGTGGCGGTCCAGACGTACCCGCCTATCTTCAGCGCCGACGCCTCCACCGTGGACGTGTCCCCGTCCAGCGCCAGGACCGTCTTCCCGTCGACCTCGAACGTCTCGCGCTTCTCGGTGATGCGCACCTTAGACGCGGAGTCTGCAGCCCCGATGACAAGCCCGTCCAGCCCGAAGCTCATGTTCCTCTCGACGTCGCGCACGGTCGCGCCCTGCGCGGAGACCGCCTCGGACACTCCCCTGACGCGCACGTCGAGGCCGTCGATGGAGGCGGAGACCCTGGCCTCGACGGCCCTCACATTCCCGTTCGCCGTCCCGGCGTTATCCAATGCGGCGTCTGCCGTTGACTGCGCCCTGTCGGCGCTCGACTGCGCCGTGGCCGCAGCGCTCTTGGCCGAGTCCGCCTTGGCCTCGACCGCCGACACGCGGTCCCTGAGCGCGTCGACCGCTGCGGCGTCCTCGCCCTGGGTGACCGCCACGGTCGCGTGGTCCGACTCCTCGCTCACGTTGTGCGCCGGGGTGCCGTCCGCCAGGCACGCGTCGTCCTCGGCGGTGGCCCACACCTCGACCGTCGCGGTCGTGGCCATGGGGACCGTGGAGACGATGCCCGCCTCGGTGAGCGTGCCCACGAGCTCGCTCACGCCCTCGACCGACATGTAGACCGAGACGTGGTCGAAGTCGGCGGGTGTGCCGCCGTCGAGCTCGCCGCCCCAGGCGACGTACACCACACCGGCGCTCGACGCGCCTGCCACCCCTAGCGGGCGGCCCGGTGGCGTCACGTCGCCCACGTGCGTGGCCATGGTGGCCGAGCCTGCCTGCGGGCCGATGATGGTGCGGGTCCCGTCCGCATTGTCGTAGGAGATGGTGCCGGATGGTGCGGTCCTCGGCCTTGTCGCTGCATCGTATGTGGCAGCCGAGACGCGGCCCAGCCGCTCTATCGGCGTCATCAGCCCTTCGAGCTTCGTGTGCCTCATGGAATCACCTCCACACGTCCTCCATAACATCGAATGTCAGCGTGCATTTCTCGGTAGCGTCGCCCTCCATCTGCATCAGCCGCATGCGGTAGGTGCCGTCCGGGAAGCACGGGTGGCCCTCGATGCACACGTCCATGAGCTGCCCCGGCCACACGTCGCCCGGCTGGATGCCGTGCGGGTCGCCGAGCCAGGTCTCGCATTGCAGCTGCATGAGCGGGGATGACACGGATTCGAGCGCCGCCGACGCATCGTTCTGGAGCTGCGCCGCGTCCTCATCGGAGGACCACGACTTGACGGATTCGGAGAGCGGCCACGGGTCGCCCTCACGCACCAATGAGAGGTCTTCAGCCACGCACTGGAGCTGGGTATCGTCGCTGCCTGCACCTGTCCCATATACTCTCATCGTCGGCCCGAGGTGCGCAATGCTAAGGTTGCCGACAGTGCCGCCCTGCGGGTATGCCGTGAGGGTATGGACAAGCCCGTCCTGCTCCAGGCACGGCTCATCGTCAGACCCGCCGAGGAGCCTGAAGCGGAATCCGGTGCCCGAATTGACGAGATAGGGCCTGAACTGCAAATCCGGCCCGCCTGCGGTGTCCGCGATGCTCTTGAGCACGTCCGAGCACGCATTGCTGGAGAGGTCGCTGCCCTTGAGCGTGAGCGAGTGCCTGCCGCCCTCTGAGAGATAGGGAAGGTCTATCGGGAGCTGCCCGCCCGGCTTGGCAGACGTGCACATGTACACGCACTGCGAGGCGATGGAGCGCCACGAGCCGGTGAGCATGATATCGTCCATCGTCACCGAGCCGTGCGCCTGCTGCGACCATTTCTTGTATCCAGCTTCGTAATCGTCGCGGGTCTTGACTGTCGCGGATACGTTGCATGCGGCGGTCTGATACTTTGGGTCGCCCTTCTTGTGGCCGCCGGTATTGCTCTTGTAGGTCTCGCCCGTGGGGACCCATATCTTGCACGATGCCTTGAGCGAGTCCTGCGCTCCGCCGCGCTGCTTATAGGCGTCTCCGTCGCGCAGCCATATCTCCGACACGCCGGACTGGTGGATTCCGCCGATGGCCCATTCCTTCGAGTCGGAGCCTATCTGGACTGTCGCCCACAGCCCGTCCTTGTCCACCTTGGAGTCCGACGTGACCTGTATGCCGCAGGACACCTTGAGCGTCACGCCTGCGGGGTTCTCCGTCCTCTGCCACTTCATGTAGCCACGGAAGCCGCCGAGGTCGGACGTGTACGAGGTGCCCTTTGCCGTCTTCGAATGGTCGGGCTTGTACGTGCCTGCGCCGACCGCTCCCTCGCGCACCACGTAGCGGGACGAGAGGACGGACATGGGCGAGAGAAGGTCGAAGCTGGTGTCCGTCCATGTGTCGGTGCGCGAGCCGATGGCACCGGCCACGACAGGCACCTCGCGCCCGTCCGCGCCCTCCCAGCAGAGCACGATGGAGCGCCGCATGGATGCGAGCGCCTGCGCCCTGCCTTCGGGAGTCTGCGCGGGGACAGCCGTCCACGGCACCTGAAGCCCCGTGGCGTCAAGCTCGCCCGTGCCCTTGTCGCGGGTGGTCTGGAGCGAGGAGTCCGAGACGCTGAGCGACCATCTGAAGGACGGCAGCTCGATAGGCGCGCCGACAGCGCCGGTCATGGTGTCTGCGAGGTATGTGCGCCACATCTCTAGAAGCTCGCCCCCGATGCTGGCGGGTTCGTGTGGTCAACGCCCATGTCGGAGAGCACGAGCCTCTGCCCCGGCCAGTTGTGCGTCCCTCCATAGTCGAGCCAGATGCCTGACGCCGGAGCCGTCTTGCTGCCCCAGACACGCATCGTTGCCGTATGGGTGCCTGCCTTGACTCGCTGGTAGTCGCAGTAGGTGAAGCAGCTTGTGGACTGCGGGTAGCAGACGAAGCGGTAGGTGTCGACCAACTGCCCGTCGATGCTCCAGTCCACATATCCGCTTCCGAGCCAGTTGATGGTTGTCGGCCTCATGGCCCAGCAGCATACGGTGAGGTCGGCGCGCACGATGCGGTCCGTGGGCACGGTGAAGTCGGCCTTGCACACTTCGAGCGAGCTGCCCGCGCCTATCCATGTGCTGCCTGTCGATGCCGTCTGGTATTCGCGGTGGACGATAGGGCCGAGAGATGCGGCGAACGGCACGGCGTAGCGTCCCGTATCGTACACGCTGGCGTTGGCCGTCGTGGTCGCCCCCGCCGGAAGCGTCATGGTGAAGACGAGGGTCGCGTATGCGGGGATGGAGTTGCTGTCCGAGTCCTGCGTGACGCCTATGGTGACAAGGTTGTCGGAATCGCCCTTCGTTATGTCATGGGCGCACACCCAGATGGCATCGTGGCGCGCAGAATTGCCTGTGTTGGCAGACACTGCGGGGGTGCTGCCGCCTGGCCACCAAGCCTCGCAGTAGCCGTCCGTGCCCGCCTCGTCCCTGCCGCAGATTGCCATGCCCTTGCCGACAGAGTACGTGAGGTCAGTCGTGCCGGAGGTCTTGAAGCCTGACACGACGCCGCGTGACTGCCACTTCGAGGCGGTCATGTTCCTGATGTCAGTGTCGGAGGTGCCGACCCCTGCGCTGCTCTGCCTGATGCCGAATGCTGTGCTCATCAATCCTCCGATGCTAGATGTAGGTGTCGTGCGACACGACCTCGATGTATCCGTCGCCCTGCCCGGTGCATGAGAGCGTGATGCTGCCGCCAGCGGGGATTGACGGCCACGTGCGCTGCACGAGGTTCCTCGTCACGTCCACGCCGTTCACCGTGGCGGTACGGCTCATGCAGTCGAGCACGACCGGTGCCGACGCCGAGGCGCTGCCCCTGTACGCGAGGGGGCCGGTCCCGGCCACGTCCCTGATGGACA